TTCACGGGTGCGGCGCTTCTGCTCGCGCCACTCAGAAACTGTCATGCTGCTGGCGTAGGGTGTGTGCTTTTTGCTGACGTTAGCCAGGGCAATCTGAAGATGTTCACGCCATGATGAGGCCACGCGGCGCAGTCGGCCTTTCCACCATTTTTCCGTCTGCATACGCATGATCGCCGGGGTAACTTCCTCCGGGTCAAACAGCCGTGACGTGACTTTATCCCATAATGGCGGGGTCTGGCTCAGCTCGCGGGTGATGGTAGCGGCGGTCATGTAAACGCGGTGCGTGTATTTGTAATCTGACTCGTCGCTGGCCTGCGCGTGCGCCTGTACCAGTTCAGCGAGAATGAAATTAGCCACATCCCCGGCCAGCAGATCGACGTCGGCGCGCGCCATATCCGGCAGACGGTTAAAGCGGCGCATCAGCTCCCACAGCTGACCGCCTGCACTGGCCGCGCCAGCCCCTTTCGTGACGTTCCCGGCCAGCATGGTAAACGTGCCGTGACTCATATCACCGAGGCGATACTGAGCGTTAACGGTTTCAACGCGTGGCAATGTGCGCTCGACAAATGTCTTCGTTAAGTACGCATTGGCGCGGGCTGTTCCCTGTGTCTTTTCCAGATCACTGACACGGCGCTTTACGTCGAGCTGTATCAGGGTCGGCTGCTTTTCGAGTAATTCCTGTGCACGCACTAAAGCCGCAATCATCTGACTGCGGCTGTGCATTTCCTCATAGGTGGGGTACGGGCTGGCAATGGCTTCCCGTGGAGCATTCCACGGGTAAGCGTATTCCTGAATCATCGGGACGCCTGCACTTCTGCAGACCAGTCAGCACCTGCACCCGGATCAAAGCCAGACCACACAGGCGCGGCTACAGGATGGCGAACGGCGATAATTTCCGAGGCGCGCTTGCTCTTACCTGCGGCAACGCCAACCGAGCGGGCGACGCTGATGCTGTTAATACGGAAATCGCGAAAAATGCTGCGCGTGTAAAGCGTGTCGCTGTTTGAAACTACAACCGGGCAGCGCTCCGAGACGTCGAGCAACATGCTAACCAGATCATGATGCTCATCTTTGCCAAAACCGGCAGAGTGATAGTCCGAAAACGTGCCGTCATACGGTGGATCGCAGTAGACAACATCGCCAGCTTTGGTCAGGCGCAGCGTTTCGCGGAAATCGGCGCAGATGAATGTCGCACGCTGGGCTTTCTTGGCAAATGCCTCTATCTCAGCCAGCGGAAAATGCGGCGCTGCGTAATTACCGAACGGGATATTAAATTCACCGCGCTTGTTGTAGCGGCAAAGGCCGCGATAGCCATTGCGGTTCAGGTACAGGAAATAAGCGGCGCGCTCCAGAAGAGGCAGCGCCGGATTATGATTGAATGCCTCACGGGTGGTGTAATAGCTTTCACCGGTCGTGTTCTGATTAAACAGGCTCGCTGCCACGACGATAAACGGTCGGGTATGCTCCTTTATCTGACGGTAGAGGTTAATCAGGTCAGGATTAACATCTGCTACCAGATAGGCCGGGTAATCGGTATTCATCATTACTGCGCAGGAACCGGCGAAGGGTTCGATCAGGCGGTTACCTTTAGGCAGGTGCGCCAGCAGCTCCGGCATTACGCGGGTTTTATTTCCCGCCCATTTCAGGATTGTGCTCATACAGCACCCCCGAAATCAGCGGTTAAGATTTTGAAGGTGTCGCTTTCATCAATATTGGCAAAAGAAAGAACCGCCCAGCTTGCTGCCCCAGCAATAAGTCTTTCAACTGGCAAAATATGAGTTACAACCACTAAAATCTTTTGCCCTGTATATTCTCCGTCCCATTCACGCAAAAGCAGATAGTCGCCACACTTATAATCGCGATCATTAATTCTAAACTCAGCTTTTTTACTGCCGCTTGATACTGCCTGAAAATAAAAAGGCCCAATTTTCAAATCATGAATTGCACTCATGCTGCACCGCCTTTGGAAACTTTCGCACGCATTTCAGCCACGTCCTGACAGCTGACACAGCGAGTTACGCCACTCACGGCACGGCGGCGCTTCTCCGGGATTGGCGCGTCGCAATCTTCACAGAATGAAGCCGCCACACTGACCGGGCGGTTAACCACGCTGGCGATATTGCGTGCCAGCAGCTCGTCGGCGCGAGCCTGCGCCATGTCCATTGAGTCGGCCATCAGTGCAGCTCCTGTGATTCGTTCTGGTAGCGCTCAGCCTCACGGCGAATCAGGTTGGCGGCTTCAATACCGGAAAGCCCCTGCTGATGAACGTGCAGCGCAATCTCGACCAAGCGCTCCGAAACAACCAGTGCACGGTCTTTGCGCTCCTCGATCCGCGCCTTAGTGATAATTGCTGCCAGCGCTTCAGTGTCAGCATCAAATTTAAGTGTCTCGACATTTCTCATTTAACTTTCTCCAGAATTTAGGCAAAAGAATGCCCGGCGGGTTTACGCCATTGATTTTTGTGTTTTATTTACTCAGGTAAAAAACAGTCTGCGGTTGAAAACTGACGAGGTAAAATGCTGCCCCATCGCGCCATCTTATTCATGGCAATAATAATCAGCCTCCTGCGCTCCTCTTCAAAATATTGAAACGGCTTTCCTATTTCATCAGGCTTAAAACTTTTCGGACTTTCACGATTTGCCAGCGTAAGTACGCAGAATTTAAACTCGTCATTCTGATGATTAAAATAACGCAATGCGGCGTTAGCGTTATTGTCTCGCATTTGACGCCATTTTTTGCGAAATTCATCAAACGTCATTGGCTGAATTTTATCAACGCGAGCGCCCATCAAATGAATTTTGGAAAAACTGGCGGGCGCGTGTTGCTTTGGTACTTCCCATAAAACTTTCATATTAGCCACCGAAAATACGACGCAGGCGTTGAGAATATCCAGCGCGCTTTGTTGTGATGCTATTCAGCAATTCCTTCTGGCTTTTACATGGATGCCACGGCCTGCCGTTCTCGCCCATGATCCAGCCATTACCATAGGACATTGACGGACTCTGGCGCTTGAGGTGTGCAGCAAATGAAATCATCGTGCGCCCTCAGCTAATGCCAATCGAAGCACCTAGCCCGCTGATAGCGTCAACGGTTGAGGCTAAGGTCGGGTTAGAGTGAACGCGGTTCTGCACAGCCATCGCGGCCAGCATCATGCAGCGAATGCCGGTATTTGCGGCCTCCAGAATGCTGCGGCGGCATGTCGCAGTTATCCGCTCCGGGTTTGCAGCACTGACGGCCATACTTCCGATCTCAGCGGTAGCCTTCAGCACATAGGACGGAAATTTGTCTTTTGCCAGCTCATTAACCGGGACACAGGGCAGGCAGTGCAATTGAGCCAGTGCGCCATCTATTAGCGTTGCGTCCTCTGTCAAATCGGTAAGCAACAGCAATTCTGGAACAGTCAGCTGATGAACCTGATCCGGGTTCAGCTTGTTGCGTAGGGTCTGTGCTTTCATGCCAGCCCGCTGCGCCAGCTCAGCCATGCTATGTGTCAGCGCAAACTTGCGGCAGGCGTCGTCATACTGGTTATGGGTGGAAGTCTTAAAATCAAACATGTGCGAATCTCCCTATTCACTTAATGTGAATTAGCTGCCGATAATGAGCTGAAAACGGGAATGCCCGAACGCTTTGCGCAATTGCTCTTCTTTCCAGCGGGCGTAGTAGATACGGATCGGACCGCTCGCTTTTTTACAACCTTTACGGATGGTGCGAGGCTCAATGGGCAGTTGCGGATTTTCGCCAGTAGTCCAGCGGTAGACGGTGCGAAGTGATATGCCTTCTAACTCTGCGAACTGTTCGGTAGTAACAATCGGTGCAGGTACTTTGATGATTGCGATTTCAGAGGCCATATAGCATGATTCCTTATTTGAAATTTTATGACACCGATTGCCATTTGTTTGCCAACGTTTGCCATCGATTGCCACCAACAAAACGAATCCTAATGCCAATTTTGGTATTGGTCAACACGGAAATGCCATTTATGGACTTTGAAAGCCAGATTTCTAATGAGGAAGTTTTAGATCGGATTTGTCAGGTGTATGGCTTTAGCCAGAAAATCCAGCTCGCTAATCACTTTGATATCGCTGCCAGCACACTGCAAAACCGCTATACGCGGGGCAATATTTCTTATGACTTTGCAGCGCATTGCGCTCTGGAAACCGGTGTGAATATCAGATGGATTCTGACCGGCGAAGGGCCGCAGCGGAGTGAGGAAAGCGCGGGTTCGACTATCGAACTCCAGTTATTCACATTAAGTGAAGGAAGTCTCTCAGAGATTGGGATTTTAGGTGTAGGTCATGAGCTTTTTGGGAAGCAGCTTAAAAATGCGATGTGCCTCAGATACGAGGGTAAGAGCTATATCGTTGAGAAAGATGCTTCCCTGGCCGACGGCTGCTGGCTCGTAGATGTCGAAGGCGCAGTAAGTTTAAGAGAGGTGACAGTGCTTCCAGGTAAACGGCTGCACGTTGCAGGGGGAAAGGTTCCTTTTGAGTGTGGAGTCGATGAGATCAAACGCCTGGGCCGCGTTGTCGGAATTTATAGCGAGGTTGCTTAATGTCTGTGCGTAAATTGCCCTCTGGCGGTTGGCTCTGTGAGATTTACCACCACGGCAAACGTACTCGTACCAAATTCGCCACCAAAGGTGAGGCAATCGCCTATGAGCAACATAAGGTTCAGCAGCCCTGGCATGATGAAAAAGAAGATCGCCGCACGCTTAAGGACTTGATTGATTCCTGGTATGGGGCGCACGGGATTACCCTTAAAGATGGCGAGAAGCGACAGAAAGCCATGGCTCATGCTTTTGAATGCATGGGGGAACCGCTGGCTAAGGATTTCGACGCGCAGATGTTTTCGCGCTATCGCGAGCGCCGTCTTAAGGGTGACTTTGCGCGTTCCAGTCGCGTAACTGAGGTATCACCACGCACACTTAATCTTGAACTTGCATATTTCCGAGCTGTGTTCAACGAGCTAAGCCGACTTGGCGAATGGAAAGGCGACAATCCCATTAAGCATGTGCGCCCCTTTCGCACTGAAGAATCAGAAATGGCCTGGCTCACACACGAACAAATCAGCTTACTGCTGTTAGAGTGCCAAAATAGCGAATATAAGGATCTTGAGGCCCTAGTCAAAGTCTGCCTCGCTACCGGCGCGAGATGGTCAGAAGCCGAAGGCTTAAGAAAAAGCCAGATAACCAAATACAAAATAACCTTCACCAAGACAAAAGGACGTAAGAATAGGACTGTCCCAATCACAGAGGCGATTTATAAAATAATCCCGGAAAATAAGACAGGTCGAATTTTTACGGACTGCTACGGCGCATTTCGTTCCGCACTTGAAAGAACCGGGATTGAATTACCTGCAGGACAACTGACGCATGTTTTACGCCATACTTTCGCAAGTCATTTTATGATGAACGGGGGAAACCTTTTAGTATTGCAGCGCGTTCTCGGTCATACAGATATTAAGATGACAATGCGCTACGCTCACTTCGCACCCGATCACTTAGAGGAAGCCGCAAAGCTAAATCCACTGGCTACGAGTGGCGGTAAAGTGGCGGTCGAGATGGCAAACGATGGCAAATGATGGCAAGCGTTGGCAACTTATCTGCATGTTTTTAAACGCAAACTATTGTTTTTACGTTGCTAAGCATAGTTCTCATAATCGCTTGGTCGCTGGTTCAAGTCCAGCAGGGGCCACCAGATAAAACAAGGAGTTAGATGAGAGATCGTCTGACTCCTTTTTCTTTGGGCGCGAATCAGGTGATGTAGTGGGTGACGTAAGTGAATGGCTGGGTGACGTAAGTAGTGTGGGTTTAAATTTCTCGCTGGCCAGTTGCCAGAAGCCTGATTTGCTATCTTCAAAAGCCTGACAGCCGTTCGAGTTCAATCATCAACACAGCCTTATCTGAACCCCAGGATTGCAGGACAAAAACAAGCCATGAGTTTCGACGATTCCATTCAGCAACTGCGTAATGAGCAACTCGCGCGCCAGTCCGATACAGAACGCTTCATCAGTGTTAAGTCTCTTTTTGAGCAGCTCAAACAGCGCTATCCAGATCAGAGCTACAACGCCCTGTGTCTTTTAGCGTTGAAAAAGTATCGACGTTCAGAGCATCAGCCTTCGCTGTACTGGTTTAGATATGAAAGCTGGTATGACACTTCACCCGTTGCCCCATACCAGCTCTTAGATAAACATGGTGCGCCAAACATCGGTGCTCCTGGCTATTATCCTAATGCCGAGGCGGCACTGCGGGCGGTAAGTGATGATGGCATGAATACTGATAAGCTGGCTGATTGTGGTTTTCTGCGCAGTGAAATTACTTCAGTTCTGGAAATTGACCTTAACACTATCTCGCCAAATGAATTGATAGAACCCGATACTGTCAAAGAGTTACAGGCAGAAAATGACGAGTTGAAAAAACAAATAGCCTATCTTAATCAAAGGTTAGCGGTTCCAGTAGAGGGTGGTGAATTATATGCGCAGAAGCGTGAAGAATTTTTTATAGCCGTGATAGCAAGCTTATATGACAAAGGCCGAATAATTTCTTCGAAAGGCGCGCTGCCTATTGCTACCGAATTATTGGAACTCGTTGTGCAGAGAGCGAAGCTATTTTGGTCTTATGAGCAAAAATTGCCCATAAGTGATGATAAATGCCTAAAGATGTTGCGTGAAGCAATGGGCTGGCTAACTCGCACAGAAACCGACATTCATGACGTCAAAAAAAACCAAAGAGCAGCCCGAAATAAAAAATAAATAAATTTCAGAAAGTTAGTAAGGGTATCCAGGGTATCTTTCCAGGGTAACCACGACACAAGCACTCTCGGTTTTTAAGATACGTTTCATATTGATTCGCTACCGAGAGATTAAACATGAAACACATCAATTCTTTATCAACGACTATCAGCCACCTTCCAGGCCCTCAACGTCTGATCCGTATATGTGAGATGCTTGACCTCCTGAATTGCAGCCGAACCACCCTTTATCGCTGGGTAATCAGCGGTGAATTTCCTGCGCCAAAAAAACGTGCAGGCAGAACTATGGGCTGGACAGTCACACAGTATGAACAGTGGCTCGATAACTGCTGCTAAAACTCTAAGCAGGGCTGGGATTTCCAGCCTTTCTTTTTATCTGCTGATGTAACCATTTGAAACAACCAGCGCATCAAATCGTTATCAATCCGTGATTCTGATACAGCCGTAACCCTATGATAAACATCAAAAATGTCAGTCTGGATTCAGCCCATCAGGAACCGGTAATTAATAATATTACGCGCAGTACGGTTTATCCTGATATCCGGGCTAAAGGCGAGTTTCTGTATGACGATGTTCTCTGGCCAGTGATGCCTGAAGAGTGTCAGCAGGATGTGAAGATTATGAATTCTTTGTTCAAGGCAGTTGATAGAACCTATGTCAGCTGCTCTCGCTTTTTAGCAATCCGATATGATTTTCATCTGCCTCAGTACACGGCTGACAACCGCGTTATTACCCGCTTTCATCAGCTATTGATTCCTGCTCTAAGGAAGGAGTATCCCAAAAGCTTTGCCCGCGTGTTTTGGGTCAGAGAACAGAATCAGGCACCAGTACAGCATTATCATTACCTGCTGATGGTTGATGGCAACTGCGTGCGTCATCCTCTTAAAATTAACAAGCTGGTGGAGAGCTGCTGGAAAATAGCAACGGGCGGAACGGTCTGGTTTCCAAAGCATGGTTACTATTTAATTCGAAAGAACGACACTGAGGCTATGACCGCATTGTTACTGCGGGTGAGTTACTTTGCTAAGCGGCACTCTAAGGAAGGAATTGCTAAAGACATTGCGCGTTCCGGAACCCGGCATTACCCGTTTTTAAAAAAAGCTAAACACAGTAAAACTGCGCAATTACGTACTCAGATTACCCATTTTGATCGGGTACAAGCGCATTGCCCTCTTCCCGGAAAGCTGGATTCGCTTTTCACTCCCGCAGAGCCTTCTGCCGATAAGCCTGCGACGCTGCCTCTGAAAGATAGCCAACGATTGGATGAGGCTGCCTTACTGCCAATGAAGGCGCTCAGACGAGCGCTGCAGCGTTTTAGTAAAATCAGGGGCCGCCTGCGTGACGGTAATAGCATTGTGGCAAGCGCTCAACTCAGCCCTCACTGGCACCGTCATTTTGAGCGCTACTACAGCTATTACTGGCCATGCAATATCAGCGTTTCACAGTATTGCCGCTGGCATTACCTCAACCCGTCTACTGCAAGCCGCTATTTGTGTAACTACCCGGCTAATTTAATTAATCCGTGGCTTTTAGCACGCTGGCTATAAGCACCTATGAAAACTGGTAATGATGGAAAAGATAGAAGAGGAGTACAATGCAAAAATTGCGATGCCCTACTCTCTTAATCGTAAGATGAAGACTTATGTAGGCGGCATTGACTGGCTAACCGGTTATGAAATTGTGCCGCTGACTGATGAACAGCGGCTGCAAAGAAAGCAGCATCTGCATGCTCTGCCTGCAACGCTGGATGAGTTGTTTGAGCGTTTCCTGCTGCCTGCCATAGAGTGCGACGTGCATTACAAGGACTACAACTTCTGGAGCGATACGTGGCGCATCCAGTGGGCTTACCACAAACAAAATTATCGTCGCGAAGCAATTTTAAGTGGCATAACGCAGCAGCAATATGCACAAGCGCGTAAGCTCCCTCAACGTGTGATGTATGACAATTTGCATAAATGCGGTGGCGCGGCAATTCGTGTGCTGTTCTGGGTTTATCATCGTCGGCAGTTCCACCAGCAACAGCGACTCACGGTTCAGGAATACGTTTCTGAGCATCAGCTCCACCAACGCACAGCGTATCGTCAGTTGTCGCGACAGCCAATGAGTGAAATCTGGGCTCAGCATTTTGATAACTATTACAGTGATGCGTGGCTGAGGCACTGTAACGTCAGAGAGTATGCAGATTTCTACGGTTTGAACGTTACTACTGCCCGCCAGTATCTATTTAACTTTCCCATTGGGCTTTTTGACCCAATGTTAATTAAGCCTTGGATATGATTTTTCAAGGCATCGCTGAAGAATATGATCATGAATTCTGATCACTGAATAATGATCAAAATCGTCAAACGGTAAACAACGCAATGATCAGAATTTGAAAACCCTAATATCTGCTTTCGTATATAAAATGTACATACTTTGGCTGGCGTGGAAAATACATACACCTTGTGCTTTAACTTAGTGACGGGCACTGGAAATCAGCAGCTGGTGGCATTTAAGGTGTTTGACGATGAAAAACATGACTTTGCCGCGATTGTCCGTCTGTATAAGGCAGTAAGCTGATGGTAATGGAAAATTTTGTGGCGAAGCTCACAAACCTGCTGCCCATTGATTAAAACTTTATGATGTCAGTGATTACTTGCAAATTTCACTATGCACTCTCAGAAGATGTCCCCTGTTGCAAGTCCGCTTTGTGCCAAAAGAGGACATCCCTTCCAGGATAGCTCTCACTCCTCTTTTGACCTATAGGATGTCAGTCATTTCAGCTATTTGTAGTTCAATGCAGTTGATTGAGTAAGAAATAGATCTAACTCGTTATGCAAGCCCTAGTACCAAAGCTTAAACCTGTAGACAAATTGCACAACCTTAATGTATAACGAACAATTAAGATTATTCTTATTTGCTGGCTAGTATCTGGCGCCCTACCCACGGCTCTCAGTTGGATGACAAATATGGAAATTGAGAAAAACACGATTGATGATGTTATGCGGGCTGTGTTTGAAAATATCCTGTCAGATGGTGTCCCTGTTGAAACAACACGGGGACCGACAAAAGAGATTCTGGGTACACACATCATTTTGAGCAATCCGATTTGCCGGATTAGCAGAACAGAATCCAGAGGTAAAATATTCACCTGTCTGGGTGAGTTGATGTGGTATCTATCGGGCAGTGACGAGGTTGAATCTATTCGCTATTACATCTCAAAATACCAGGATTCTGCAGAAAGTGATGGTACAATTAATGGCGCTTACGGACCTCGTCTCTTTGGTACCAAGAATGGAATTAACCAGATTGAGAATGTCATCCGGCTTTTAAAAAAACGTAACACATCTAGGCGAGCAGCCATACAGCTGTTTGACGCAAACGATATAGCCCACCCCTTCGTTGATGTCCCCTGTACTGTCGGGCTCCAGTTTGCGATTAGGAATGATTCCCTTGATATGTTCACATTCATGCGCTCTAACGATGCGCGAGCAGGACTGGTTCACGACATATTTGCATTCACGATGCTTCAGGAAATGATTGCAAAAAACCTCGGTTTAAATTTGGGCGTTTATCGCCATTATGCGGCAAGTCTGCACATCTATACCGAGGATATTCCCCTCATCGAAGCTGCGCTTAAAGAGGGTTATGCGCCATCTGCACCAGTTATGGTGGCAATGCCCACAGAGGATATAAACCACTACTTATGCATCATTGTTGATGCAGAGAAACGCATCCGAGAGGGCGACATTCCAGACATTGATACGCTAAGCCTGAGTGAATACTGGAAAGATGTCCTTCGTATGCTGGCGATATTCAGATGCAAAAAAGACAAGGACTTGCCAGCTGCTCGGTCCATTGCCGGGAAATTGCAAAATCAGTCATACAAAATTTATCTTGAGTGGTTGTGAGGGAGAAAATGAAACGACAGGATCTAATTGATGAAATTTCAGATCAGCTCGAATCGTTCAGTACACACGAAATCCCGCTCAGGGGATTAGATACCCCCGACAAAATCACAACGCTCGCCGCGCAGATACTCGACAGCAAGCGTCGTATTGAGTACGTCGGAGCCATTGGTAGAAATAAGATATCCCCGCTTCGGGGAAATCCCCACAGCGATATTTTTGATCCGCTACGAGCTGCGTGGTTGCATGTTTATGAAGGGAATATAGATGAGGCGTGCTGGCTTATTTTCCTATCCACCCACTTTGGCAAAAATCTGAAATATGGTTGGCAATTGTGCGCCGACATTTATGGTGGACTCGGTGGCGATGTATGGACTTGGGAGAAAGTGGTTGCGGAAGTGGACACCTTTCACGCCTGGTATGAGGGCTGCTATCGCCAGATGCTGGCAGATGGTCAGAAAAGAAGGTTTGGGAACCATAGAAAGTACGAATCCCTTAAACCGGACAGCAAGCGCCCCCTTCCACGCGTTATCAGCTCATACGTAGCGTGGGTAGGAAACGTAGGTAGTCACGAAGCGCGGTTTGCTGAAGCCAAAGCCGCATCTAGTAGTCAGGAAGAGTACTTTGATATTCTTTACCAGAGCATGAGGGCTGTTTTGTCATTTGGGCGGGCTGGAAGGTTCGACTTTCTGACAATGCTCATCAAGTTCGGCATTATTGATGCCAAGCCGGGAACGCTGTATCTGAACGGGGCAACAGGACCTCTGGATGGCGCAAACCTTCTATTTTACGGTGAAGCGAGAAATGCGGCCAATTATAAGGTATTAGACGATCTTCTGGCGAGGCTCAGCGCCTTCATGGACATGGGACTGCTTGAAATGCAAATTCTTGAGGATGCTCTTTGCAACTGGCAGAAATCACCCTGTCGCCACGTTTACTTTGGCGGATGATTTCAGGACAGATCTTCACGGTTATATTTGACTTTGAATTTGGGAAAATGATCAAAGGGGATTTTTTGGGCGTGCTGTAACTGCCCCAGCACTATCCCTTTTGATACACCAATTTTCCGGGCAAATTTAATAATATTTTTCCAATTCCGCCCACTCAGCGTGTCAAACTCTGCACGGTATGCTGGGGGAATCAGGACGTTGCTGGAAAAGTCGTTTGCTTCCTGTTCTTCTTTTTCAGAAAGGCCATTCATTCCTTCTATGCGGTGCTGTTCACAGTTGTGCAGAACCAGATGGCCAATCTCATGGAACAACGTAAACCAGAAATGATCGTCTCTGAGATACCGAAAACTCATTATTAGTGTCGCTTTACCAGACTCAAAAAAACAGGTAGCGCCGCTTGCTGGACAACCTGTTGGCGTTGGCAGGATCACAAGCGCCACACCAGCGTCAGCGAGTATGCTGCGTATCGCAGGAAGAAATACTTTGGGATCAGCTTCAAGAGAATGTTTTCTTAAAGCTTCTAGGCTGCTTTTAAGTATTTCCTTATCCCATGTATAAGTTCTCTGTTTTCGCGAAATATATTCAGCTTTCTTGAGCCAGGTTATTACGGCCATTTCTTCCGTTCTGAAAGCTTCAGATTTTCTGAAAGCTATAGCAGTCTGTTTACTTTTATAATAATTAAACCATTCAGGTACAGATGAAACGCCGAAAAAACTCAGGCAATACTCTACTTTTTTGTTGCCACTCAGGCCCTTCGGGATCCAACCCAGTTTACTCATATCTGACGTAGGCAGAGACTGAACCCATTCATTATTTTGGCGAATGATGGCATCTTTATGTTGGCGATATTTATTTTCACGACTGAGCCAGAAAGTCGTGCTGACATTGAAGAGAGATTCAAGTTTGTTGGCAATCTTCTCAGTGAGAATAAGCTCACCTGAAATCAACTCGCGACTTTTAATCATGGAAAGGCCAACTCTTTTACTGAGCTCTTCTTCGTTGAAACCAAGCTCGTCCATGAGGTCTATTATGGTATCTCCGGGGGCTGACACCCAATCCGTGTTAAATCCGTTATCAGAAACCAT